GGAATACATCAAGAGCATCATCTCTGGCATAGTCTCCGAAAAGGAGAAGAAAGGGACAAAACCATCAAACGCTACGTTGAGCGAGGTGTTGGAGGTTATTCGTGAAAGTCCCCTCGCTTGCATGAGGGAAAAGTGCGGAAGTGGAGAGCCCCTAACAAACAAGACGTTAAACAGCGCATCATTCAGACTTCCATGAGCAAGCGTTATCACAACAAGATACCACCTTTCAAGCCAGACCCAAGGCACTGGACGAGGAAGAAGGGCTGCCGTTCCTGGAAAGCCAAGGTCGCATACGAGACCGAGGATGAGGCTTGGGAGTTCCTTAACCAAAATCCAAGGTTGAAGGCCCTTGGTTGGAAGCCTTACGTGTGTGAGTTGTGTTCAAAGTGGCATATAGGGAAGTTGCGTAATAAAAATATATTATGATTGATGGAAAACGATATTAATAGTAATGTAGAGCATCCGATTCACTACTCTTGGCTAAAGGACTTGTGCGGAGTTGAGCCCCTGGATATTTGCAGGCACTTCGATTTCGCAATCGGTTCTGCGTTGAAATATTTAATGCGCAAGGGCAAGAGCGAGAAGTCCCTTACAGAGGGAGAACAGAGGATACAAGACCTGAAGAAGGCTATCTTCTATATCGAAGATGAGATAAATCGCATAAGTAAAAAATAATTACAATGATAAATCAAATATTATGGCAAGAATCGCGAGCAAGAAGAAAGTTGACAACAGTTTAGGCTTATTGAGAGTTGTCGATGGCGTTGACAAGAAGGACGTGTTGAGTGTCACTGATTTCGGCTCATTCTTCATCGTATTGTTGAAAGACGGTGCGATTTATCACACCCATATAGGCTACGAGGTACGCTGCAAGCGTTGGATGATGGACTTGAACAACGAGCGCAAGGAGACCTCCTTGTATAATTGGCTCGTGAACCTCGTGGCCATGAAGAACGACATGAGTGGCCATGAGGATGAGTTGTTTCCCGAGACTGACATGATGAACAAGGACATGCTTGATTTCTCTGTCCTGGTCACGTCCGCCAATATGCTCCATCCCGTCTCCGCGTTCACCGACATGGACACTGCCGCCAAATTCGCCAATGACAGGTTGGCTTATCTCCGTGAGAAGAGTGAGAAGCTGGAGCGTTCGATGAACGCAAAGCCTAAGGAAGAGACCGAGGAAGACCTTGGCAAGGACTTCGAGAGCGGCCAGAATGCCATTCTATCGGAGAAATCGGCCGAGATGCTGTCGGCATTGGATAAAGACAAAACGGCTCAGTGATGGCAAGTGACAATAGGCAAGCCAATGGCAAGGGGCTCGTGAATTGGTATGTGAAGATGGTCTTCGGCTGGTTTCGTGATTACCGCATCGTGAAGATGGCTGACGCGCAAGGCAACAAGCGTGTCGGAATCTTCATACCATTTATCCAGAACGGCATACGCTGGGATGGTGTCAAGACCAAGTGCCCGGTTCAATATCTCAAGCCCATACGCCACGTCGGTGACGGTGAGAGACTTTATCGCCTTGTGCCGTTTATCAGCAACGCCTATCGGGAGCGCATGATAGCCGAGGGCGTGCTGTGTCCGGATGACAAGTACCCATGCGACGTCGCCGGGCTTATCTGCCGTGACACGAGCAGCCTGTAATGGCAAATGATAATCAAGCCAGTGAGATTTATGGACAGCAATAACATAATGCAGAGCGTGGAGGACCTGGTTTGTCGCCGCGTGAGCGCATTGATGACAAAGAGGCGAGGCGTTGACGTGGTTGTCACTTCGCAGGATGTCTATGACGGCAAGAAAAACATACCTTTTGCCCGCATCGTCGCCCGTGGCTTTATTTTCAGTTTACTCCACAACAGTTTTGGGTTCCCGTACTCCGTCATATCGCAGAGAAGCGGCATGAAGGCCACCTCCGTCATGCGGAGCGTGAGGAAATGCCGTGATTTGACAGAACGAGACAGGCTCTATAAGGAAATATCCGATGATATAGACAAGGAGCTGTTTGAGATGTAAGCCTCATATTATGGAAAAAATATTACAATTCAAGCGCAATGCCACGGTTCTTGGGCTATGTGGCGAATACAAGAAGAAGTGGGATGATTGCGACACGAGGCAAGGTCTCGTGGACATGGCTCTTGACAGCAATGGCATAGAGTTCATGGCGGACTCGATAGCCTTTGGTTGGGGCTTGCCAAAGGACTTCTTGTTGAAAGAATTTAGCGATTACGCCAATGGCGCGTATCAATGTCATGAGGAAGGCTATACGAGCGAGATGTATCTCAGTGCCCATGGAACATTGAAGGCCTGCACCTCCCTCCTGCTTATCGCCTACTGCGATGGCTTGAAGATTGAGATACCGGAGCATGCCTTTTGCCGCGTTTACGTGTGCGGCTGCGGCAAGGTGCTCATTGAGAACAAGGGAAGGTGTGAACTGTATGATTATGGTGTGAATGAGGTCAAGTGCATTGATTGCGGCGATTCTTCCATAAGCCACAATAAGATACCCACCTCCAAGTGGTGCGGATGTCAGCGTTGAGAGAGGATAAAGGCGTGTGCGGCCAGCATTTTTTTGCTGGCCGCACGTTTTTTTAATCCATGAACACCTTTATTCCGTTTCTGCCTTGCCTGTGTCCGCTCTTGACGCAACTTGAAAGCATGTCCCTTATGTCCGTTAGCACGCTTGTCTGCAATCTCAGTTCAACGAGCATGGGAGAGCTGGACCCGTCCTGTGTGACGTTTGCTGAGGAAATGGCAAGCCGTTCCACCAGTGTGTCGCGAATCATCCTCACGTCCGCCTGTTGCGTTGCGAGGTAATATCTCATGGAGTTAAGCACGGATTCCAACGCCTGTGCGGTTGATTCCGTCACAGACTGTATGCCCTGCTGCAAGGCCGAGATGTTGGAGCTGCCCTTTGGCTTGTAGTCCAGCACCCCCATAAGGCTTGACAGAGCCTCGTCGATGTTTGTCGTGGCCGTCTTGCCCAGCTCCTTTATCTTCGCGAGCTCACTTTCCGTGAGATCAAGTCCGTTGTTCCCTCCCTCACTGCCTTCCGACACGGCCTTGTCGATTTCCTTCAGCAAAGGCTCTATAAGTTTGCCGACGACCCTTTGTGTGGCTTGCTTGGTGATAAGATTCTGGATATACTCGTTGAATTTATCGTTAAGGGCATCCAAAGCGTCACTCCCCTCGTTGTAAGCGTCCACCCATGCCTCCGCGAAAGCCTCGGCCGCAGATTTATAGTTGGATTCAGAGCCAAATCCTCCGAGAGCCTCCGTCATGTTCTCCCCAAGCTCCTTTATAGTGTCTCCGAGGTCATCAATTTTCTGCTGGTAGCTGAGAATCTTGCTCTCGTCAGGGTTTTTGCGCCCTTCCTCCGCCTTTATCATGGCCTCGTATGCCTGTTGCTCTTTCTCCAGCGCGTCTATGGACTTTTGGTTATACTCATATAGGCTCGACGTGTCAAACGCGTTGTCCATCGCCGTCTTCAGCTTGTTGTAAGCCGCCTCTAATCTTGTCACCGCCATTTCTTGGCGTTCGATTTCCTTGTCAATCCCACTCTCGTTGTTGAAGATGCTCGCTATGCCGCTTATGACTCCCGTCACGCCCGATATAAAGCCCGCCGCATCTCCGGATTTGTAGCTCTTTACCGCCGTTAGCGCGCCTGACAAGGCCGAGAACGCCCCTTCTATCTCTTGCGATGAAGACCCGAAGGTAGACATGAGACTGCTGAACGCGGAATGCAGCGAAGACACGATAGACGACACGTCATCGATAGACTTCTCGAACTTTGACTTGGCCTGTTCCTCCGCCGTCATTACGGCCCCCAGCTTTTCTATTTGCTGGTCGGTAAGCCCGAGCTGTGTCTTCAATGAATCCCTCATGCCCTTGGCAATAGACAGCCTGAATTTCGCCTTTTCCGCCAGTTCACTTTCCGCTCCTTCCGTGTCCTTGATCTTGTCATATTCCTGCTCCAAGAGCTTGACCTCCTTGTTGCGTGTCTCCAGCTCACCGTTGATGTCGCTTCTTTGGTTGTTTAGCCTTGCGTATTCATCCACCCCGCCAAGGCTTTTCAGTTGCTTGCTGGCCGCGGCCATTTCCTTGATGCTGCTTGACATGGCCTTGAAAGGATTTCGTGAGGCTCGTACATTATTCACCTTGTTTAACTGCTCGGTGATGGTCTTGAGCTCGGTTGGGTCAAGGTTTTTCAGGTTGTCACGCATCTCTTGCAGTTTCTCCGCCATGGCATCGAGAGCCTTGGTTGAGACCTGGTCGAGGTTGTCGAACAAACGGACATACATATCACTGTTCTGGAACTCCTTCCACTTGTTCTCGTCGGTCTTTTTCTTGTATTGCGCGTCCAAGTTGCCCTGCAACTCCTTTTGAAGTTCCGGGTCCTTCACTTTTTCCTGCAACTTCTTGCGTTCCCCCAGGTACCAGGCGTCAAGTTGCAACTGGTCGGAAAGCTGCGTCTTGTACGCCTTAATCAGTTCCTGCGCTTGGCTCACTTGGTCTTGATAGACCTGCTTGTCGAGCTTCCGCGTCTGGCTGAGATAGTCCTTTGCCACGTCACTCTGCGGGTCGAACATTGTCTTTATGGTCTGCCCCGTGTTGGCTATGTCTGCGTTGTATTTCTTGATTGTCGCCTCACTCCACTTGTTGAAGTCATCTCCGTATCTCGTCTGATACGCCTTGAAAATATACTTGTTGAACTCATCGTCTATCTTGCCCCTCATGTCACTGAAAGAGGTGGTGAGGTTTCCGAACATGTCCTTGATGTTCTCGTCTGTCAATCCCGTCTCTTTCAGTTTCTTGTACAGGTCGAGGCCGCTGAAAGCCTCGTCTATGTTTTGCGAGATGTCATCTTTCAGCTTGTTGTATTCTTTTTCCGAGACTCTTAGGTCGATGTCCGCCGACATGCGGAAGGCATTGCCTCTCTTGGCTAAGTCCTTATACTTCGCGCCAATCTCCTTGATACGCTTTGCCACAGAAGCATCGTCAGGCATGATGTCGTTTGCATTCCATCCCACGTTTTGTGCCGCCTCCTTGAAGTACTTCCTGGTTTTTGACAGTGCCACCTCCTTTGATTCGGTCTTGATAAGGTCATCGTATTTCGAGTTCATGTCCTTTAGCAGGCTGATACGATCCTGCAATAGGTCACGCTGTTGCTTCTCGGCTTTATTGCGACTTTTCCTGTTTTCTTTCTCGAACGGGTCTACACCATAAGCGTTTTTCGCCGTATCGGTAGCTGCTTTCTTATATTGGGCGACAAGAGCTCGAAGATAGGAGACGCTAATGGTCTTTTGCGCCATTGGTATCGTTCCTGGCTTGAATAATTTTCTTATGGAATCGTCTATTTTAATTTCTTTAGCGTTCCTGGCAACAGTCGCCAGACGCTTGGTGAGCTCTTGCCAATTCTTAGCGGCTTTTGCCGCTTGGTCACCTTTACTGATGAAATCTTCCAACGCTTTGTCATTGGAGATTTCCTTTACGTCTAAACTTATGCCATATTTCCTTTTAGCAAAGAAACCTTTAATGTAATCATCAAGCCAAGAAACCTCTTTCTTCGCTGATCCCTTGTCAATACCCACGTTGATTTTGTACTCCTTGTAGAGCATATCCTTTTCAATATCTCCCCATCCTCTCTTGATGGCTTCGTTGTCGATAAGAATTTTCAGCCTCTTTTTTGAAGCCTCGTCTTGGTATTTGCTAACGTCACCAAATACGCTGCGGGCCTCCTCGCGCACTTCTTCCAAGTTCTTAAGGTAAGTAGCATAAGAGTTGGCAAAATCAGATAGCTTATTGTCGTTCTCAGCTCCTATTCCCCAATTCATGCCACCAAGGAAGCCACCTCTAACTTCTGTGTTCCCGAACAGGTTCTCACGAATATACCCCAGTTCCTTCAATTGATTTCCCACCTTGGAGTAATAATCAATTAAGTTTTGGCCTTTTTGTGGGCCAGCAGCCAACTGCTCAAACATCTTTCTCTGGCTATCCGTGAGGTTTGTGCTTTCTTTTGAAACTTGTGCGAGTATGTATCGTATCTCCTCACCTTTTGACAGGAACTCACCCAGTGATGAAGAGTATTCCTTCATGTCGGTCTCGATGTCATCATCCCCGATTAACCAGCCCTTCTTCTTGTTGGCCGCATATCTCGCATCAATCACGAGTATCTCGTTGAGGAACTCTTGATAGTCAGAGAGAAGCTCGGAATACTGCTTTTTAGCCTCCTCTTCCGATAGGTTTACGTTAATTTTGATTTCAAACCCTTTTTGGTTCATTTCCTTAACAAGGTCTTGCAGGGCTTTCTGTATGTCAGTCTTTGACTCCGCGTCTATCTCGTCAACTCTCACTTGCGCGGTGTAGTACTCCTTGGTGTTTTGAGACATTGCCTCGTTATACTCGCGGCTTACGCTGATGAGCTCTTGCACCAACGCTATGGCGGCTGTCAAGGCCGCGAGTGGAAGTGAAGCCATGACGGTACTTCCCAATGCCGCAAACGCGCTGCTTAATCTGCCCGTCCCCCCCGACAAGGCTGACAATAGGGCCTTGAACACCCCAAGTTTTTGGTGTGAGGCCATGATGTTTGCCGCGGTTTGCCCCCACGCCCCACTTGTCAGCCTTGAAGTGGCATATATGGATAGTATAAGTCCAAGAAAGACCTTTGCGACGTTTGTGATGGTTCTCCAGTTCTCCAACATCTCTGTCGCGCTGTCAATCAATCCCTTGAACGAGCCCTCGTTAGACTTTCCGATGTCGTTGAGCATGACATCGAACGCGTCGTGCAGGTTGGAGATTTTCCCTTGCAGCGTTTCCGCCTGTATCTCCTGCATGTTGTAGAACGTACCGCCCTTGTCGGTCATGCGCTGGAAGACTGCCTCCACGTCCTCGAAAGTGACTTGCCTCTTGGAAATCATGTCCACGATTTGCGCCGTGGTGTATGCCTCTCCCTTTACCTCCTTGAAGTATTGCTGCAACTCGCCGTACATATTGATACCAGCCTCAGTGAACTGACGAACCTCAGAGCCACGAAGGTACGCGGCCGCCTTGACCTGTCCGTAAGCAAGGATAAGCCTGCCCATGTCAACTCCAAGGCCTGCTGACACGTCGGCAAGTCGTTTGGTCGTATCGTAAAGCTTGTCGCTCTCAATGCGATATGCGGAGAGCTGCCTTGTGTAATCCACCAAGTCCTTGATGCGGAAAGGCGACTTGACGGCCAGTTCCACCGTCTTGTTGAAAATCTCGTCCGCCTTTGGCTTGTTTTGCAAGATGGCTTCAAGCGAACGTTCGGATAGCTCGAACTGTCCTCTGACTGTCGCCATTTGCTCGACAAAGTTCTTGAGCGTGTCAATGGAGAAAGCGAACGCCATGCGCTGCGCCCAGCGAGAGAGATACCCGGCCATGTATGACGTTTGCTCCTTCATCTCCCTTGTTTGCGCACTCGCCTCCTTGAGCTTTTGCGTGTGCCTGTCTATGGCCGCGTTTAGCGTGGCAAGCTTCTGCTTGTAGTCGGCATCCGCGGTAGACAGGCTCATTTTCGCGGCTTTTAGATATTCTATGGCCTTTGCGTTCCTATTGAGCGTGTTTGCCGAATTGGAGAAATCGAGTGCTCCTTGATAAGTGGTGTTTTGCGCGTAATTGGACGCTTGATAATCTTTCGCCCTGTCCGAGTATTGCCTCCTTTGCTTGTTGTTATAGCTCTGTTGCGCGCTGACCATCCTGTCGAGAGCCTTCTGGAACGAGATTACCCTTTCCTCGTTTACTTGCTGCTGGTATTTCAATTCATCTTGTAGAAGCTTCTTCCTCTTGTTCAATGAATCTTGGTCTGCGCTGGTGAGGTTATAGGACTTGTCGCTTAAAATGCTGTTGATGGAGCGTATCTCCTCTTTCAGTTGCGCTATGTTCATCCCGCTTGCCCCTTTCGTCGCCTCCTGTAGCCGTTTGAAGGCATAGACTGCCTGCATGATGCTGCTTGAGCCGTTGCCACCTATGCTGGACAATTGGTTGACCAGGTTGCTTAAGTCTTGCGCCGCCTTTGACGCGTTACTGCCCATGCTGCCCATGCCTTGTCCTATGCTGCCCAATCCACTTCCCGCATTTGAAGCGGACGCGTTGATTGTTCCAAGCTTTGAAATGATTTGGTCGAGCGCGTCGAGAAAAGGCTTCGTGCCAGTGGCCATGTTCCCGAAAGCCGTGCTTACGCTGCCTG